TGCTGCGTTTTGTGTGCTGCTATTTAAGGACATCTTGTTCAACTTTGCCCAAGGTTTGCTAATCTATTGGGGCAGTAGTTTTGAGAATGACGAAATTCTCTACATTAGTGGGAGGCAAGCACGGGTTATACGACTCGGCTTGACCTCTACTACTTTCTTTATGACTGATAGGCAGACAAAAATGATTGTACCTAACGAACAGTTAAAGGCTCTTATTGTAGAGAAAAGGCTGCCTGTCAATGGCGGTGAAGCCTACTTGCCGAAAGGTGATGAGGGTGGCGTAATGAAAGTGGAGCTGGTAAAAGATGAGTAGAACTGATAAAATAACACTAGGAATTTTCATAGGAGCGTTGGTCTTTATTGTTGTGATGGCAAGTGGCTGTAAGTCTTTGCCGGGTTCCTTGGAAGTAGACACGCCTTTCTTTGATATAGAATACCAAGGCGAAAAGAGTGAATGAATTTGGATGATCTTAAAGTTGCAATCGCTAGTGCTACAGGTTTGGGTAACTGGATGGTTGAGATAGACCTTGTTCTCAAGGTGGCTATATCTGTTGCAAGTTTAGTCTACATAAGTTTGAAGATAAGACAGCTTTTGAAGAATGGCAGCAAGTAAAAAAGATTCGAGATTAACAAGAGTCGGAGTGAGTGGGTATAACAAACCCAAGCGTACTCCAAGTCATCCTACAAAGTCTCATGTTGTAGTCGCCAAGTCTGGTGGTCAAACCAAAACTATTCGGTTTGGTCAGCAAGGAGTTAAAACAAATCAAACGGCTGGACAGCGCGAAGCGTTTAAGTCGCGCCACTCTGCAAACATAGCACGTGGGCCTATGTCTGCCGCTTACTGGGCCAACAAGGTTAAATGGAGTCCCAGCAAAACAAAGTCTAGTTCTAGTAAGTGGAAGAAAGGTTGATTTATGCCAGCAAAGAAAAAAGGATTATACGCAAACATCCACGCTAAACGAAGCCGCATCAAGGCTGGTAGCGGTGAAAAGATGAGAAAACCGGGTACTAAAGGTGCGCCAACTGCTAAAGCATTTAAGCGGTCAGCAAAAACCGCTAAAAACAGAAAGTAATAATATGCCTTACGGAAAAGGAACATACGGAAGTAAAGTGGGTAGACCACCGAAAATGGGTAGAGCTGCTAATGCGGCAGCTAAGAGAACTGCTAAAAAGGCTGTTAAAACAGCTATGGCAAAACGAAAGAGACGTTAAATGTTATCAGGTAAAAAGACATACATGACGGCAGCCGGTGGTATTCTCGCGGCTGTAGGTGCGTACTTTTCTGGAGACATGGAAATGGGTACGATGATAAACATTGTTATTACATCGTTGCTTGCCGTGTTTCTACGGAAAGGTGTAAAGAGCGACACAAGTGGGTCTAATTAAGGCCATACTTGCGTTGTTCAAAGCCTTTCCTGCTTTGGAAAGGTTTTTTGTGCAAGTATCAAATGCAGTCAGAGAAGCAAACGCAGCACAGAGGTATGAGGACAAGCTTACTCATATTGATAACGCTATGCGTATCCACGGGTTGCCAGACGACGCCGAAGTACGAGAACGTCAAGGAACTGACGGCACACCCGCAGTTTCCGAGAGCGGCGTTTCACGCACCGGACTTCACACGGCAAGCGATGAGAACAATAGCACGCCTTGAGTATGAGTTAGAAAGAGGTAACTAATGGCAACTACAGCAGTAACTCCCAGAACAAAACCTACGGTAAGTGCGGTCACAGCACGCACTAAAAATTCTGTTAGCGCGGTTACTGCTCGCACTAAGCCTACAAAAAGTTCAGTTACAGCAAGATGAGTGTAGAATATATACTGGATAGGGTCGGAAAGAAGCTGGGAATAAATCCTAACGATAATCACCAGCGTTCTATAATGCTGGACTACCTTAACGAAGCAGCCCAAGAACTCTACGAGGAGTCTGATATGGTAGGCAGTCTTACCGAGGACTCGTTCTACGTTCAAGGCGACAAAACAATAGCTCTACCAAGTAACGTAAGCTCAATACGAGCTATGCGGGAAAAAGAAAGTCAGTATCCTTGGGTTCTCACGAACCTCACAGAACGCTACTCTCGGAATAACGTAGAACAGGACGACAGAACTTGGCGAGTGCGTGGCTACGAACCTTTCAAAGTAACGCCAACAAGTTACTCAGGAATAAAAGCTACAGCTACACAAGCTATGCCTGAGATAACCTTGACCGTTGTTGGTACGCGCTCTGATGCTTCAAGGTTTGTAGAAGAAGTTGAGATGGATGGAACAAGTAACACCTTTTCAACTACGTTTACGTCTATAGAGTCTGTTATAAAGTCTGATGTTTGTACGTATGATATTAGCATAAAGCAGTCTGATGATACCGTCCTTGCAGTTATTCCAAATAACGAGAAAGAATCTCGCTATCTTATTTGTGATGTTAGTGAATACCCTTGGGAGTCTACGGCAACGCAGGATGATGAGCATACGCTTGAGGTTCTGTATAAGAAAAAACTTCCTTACCTTAGCAAAGATAGCGACGAGTTTCCGGCTGACGGATACGACAATATCTTAATAAACAAGGTTATGCAGTTATTCTTGGAGGAACAAGGCAAGATGGAGGAGGCTCGTATATACGACCAGAAAGCCTCGCGTAGTCTTGGCCGACGTAACGCCGACCTTGAGCGCGGGCAGTTACAAAAAGTCAAGTTTGACAAGCATCCTCACGACAAACTTTCTGTATCCCTACTTAACAAGTATACAAAATCATCTAGAGCAGTTGGAATTTACTAATGGATTTTATACAACAGTCATTTTCAGGTGGCATGAACCTTGGTGTCGATGACACTAGGCTCGGCACTAATGAGTATGGACTTGCGTATAACATAAGGAATCGTCACGACGCTTTGGAGTGCGTGAAGAAAGCGAAAGCTTTTGATACTACGCCGACACTTGGTGGTTACAGCGCAACTGACCCAAAGATCCAAGGAATCATTTTTGTAGATCCTTGGTTTTTTGTTTTTGTGGACGGCGTGTGTCTAAAGAAAGGTAAAGACAGCAGCACGTTTTCTACCGTATGGACTACATCCAGCACTCACACGAAACCTGCTGCATACTCAAACGGGGTAACAACCACAACAGGTACGATACAACTTTCTGCAAGTGCAGAGTTTGTGTACACGGCAGTTGTTCCGCCGTCTTATGATAATTTTGCAGCAGCCGCTGCTTCTTCGGATAATGCAAGCGCAGGTGGTAAGTCGGATTACACAAAGCGAATACCACCAACAGCAGCCGGTATTGTTGTACAGGACGGTACGAACAGGCCCAACTTAATTGAGATCGCAGCAGACGGAAGTGTTACTTGTCGTCAGCTTATGGGCTATGACCAGTGGCAGAATTACTACGTTACCATAAACAACGCTGGTGGTTATAGCGCAGGTACTTCTACGTATACTGTTGATGCAACACCAGTACAGATTAACGCTGGTTCTGTTATTAAGTTTAGCGGGGGAGCCACGCTTACCGTTAGTGACACAAATTCTGCTGGAGATACTGCGCTTGCCGGTACGCTGGTAGGTAGCGTGGCAGACGACGAGGTTGGTATACTGGGTTTTCGTGAGTACGTGCCGGTGGGTAAGCAGATGGCATTTCACGGTGGAAAACTTTATATGGCTTCTGCTGATGGAACAAAGCTTTACCATAGTGTTAGCGGTCGTCCTCTGGACTTCATGGTTCCCCTAGATAACAATGGCAATAAGATACACGCAGCGGAATCTAGCGGGGGAGTTGAGGCTGTAGCTTATACGATAAGCAACGATCCAATTACGTGTTTGCGTTCCATGAATACAGACGAGTTGTTTGTAGGTGCGGCAAATTCCAGTTATGCAGTAAAACCAGATAGGGTAAACACGATATTTGGAGAGCCTACGTTTACGAAAAAGTTTCTGTTTTCAACAGGCCCAGTAAATCAGAACGCTTATCTTGACCTGTTGGGTGACTCAGCTTTTATAGACAAGCATGGCATAAGATCGTTTAATGCTGTGCAGCAATCTGAAACCATAGCACGTAATGATATATTTTCTCGTCCTATTTCCGATATATTTGAGGGCGTTGTACAGGATGGAACATTTCAATGTGCAGTAGTTCACGATGGCTACGCTTTGTTTCACGTACTTACGAACTTACCAGAACAATACCTGACGATAGTTTATGACATGGCTACAAAAAAGTTTGTAAGCCTTGATCGTCAGGAAGTTAGTAGCACAGGAGTTACGTGGGGAGACGGTAACGCAGGGACGATAGATGTCTTTGATGCAAATACATACTGTACTCCGATAAGAGATATGGCTGTAGGAACTACTACGGCTGGCAATCAAGACTTGTTCGCTATTACAGATGACCCTAGTAGTAAGACTTTTTGGGTTAAGCATTTGTACGGCAGCAATGAGTTCGCCATGTCTCGCGTGGATACAAAAGCTTACTGTTCGGCGGAACCAAAGATAGAACTCAAGCCATCAAACTTGAACCTCATGTTCAATAAGCCTTTTGAAGCATTCCACTCGTTTAAGATAAACAACGCCAGCGGATACTCACCTGGAGTATACCCTTCAACAGCAACAACAGAACTACTCAGCACTTCTCCCACAAGTTTATACATAACTGTAGACAATTTTAAGGAAGGTAGCACGGCTGTAACAGACGATAACCTTCCTGTGCATAATACAACCTTGTTTTTTGATAGCGGTGCTACGCTTGTTTATAAGGAGTTCGCAACAGACGGGCAGGTTGGCAGATCGTTGTCAAACAGTTCTACCAAGGTTGCGGGTATTTTGTCTAACGCTGCGGTATCTGATAATGATGAAGGTCGTAATGCAGGTTTTGTTGCAGTCAGCCAGTTTGTGGATGACAGCAGAACTGACGCAACGCATGGCGGGTTAAAAACCAGAGGCTTGCCTTTGATACAGTCAGGCGTAAGATTTCCTGTGGTTTTTCCTGCGGAATTTGATATAAACACCCACGCTAACCTAGCTTTTAATTGGCAAGCCAGCGAGCAGGGTTGGAAGGTTAAGTACAGAATTTATTTACAAGGGTCTCCCAAGCTTTCGCAGTTAAGGCTTGAGGCTAAAGATGTGACGTTAAAGTCGTCACTTATTAACCAAGCATACTCAGCATGATATGTCAGTAGCAATAAACAGTTCAGTAACGAAGTCGGATAAGGTGACGCTGTTCACCAGTAAGGATGATTTTGATACGTGGTTAGCAGGGCTTACCGTACCGGCGGCTACGGGATCAACTTATGGCGTGGTAAAACAAGCTGCCGCTGTGTCTGATGTTTCAGGCAGCTCGGCTTCTAATAATCAAACAACGATAAACGCACTTCTCGCAAGTCTTAGGACAGCGGGTGTGCTGGCAACATAAGGAAATAGAGTTATGGGTAATGGATTTGGATGGTCAGACGTAGTACCTTCGTTAATAAATCTTGGTGTTAATTATGCCGTAGGTAAGTCGAACGAGAAGGACGCTGGCGACGTAGGACAAGCGCAGGGTGAGGCTTATGCAGAGTCTTACCCTAAGATAATGGCAGCAATTAGGGACGAGCTAAGACCTACAGCAGCCGCAGAACTTGGAGTACAACAAGAGTTCGCTCCACAGCAGCAAAGACTAGCCTATGAGCAGCTTGTAGGTAGCGAAGAGGCGAAGAGACTTCCCGCCGGGTACGTGCCGGGTATCCGTGAATATGCACAGATTGGAGCAGACGTAGATAATATATCACGCAGAGGTGCTGCTGGTACAGACTTGGATATAATGAGACTCCAAGGGCCGTACATGGCTGGATCTACGATGGATCAGTTAGCTATAACTGACCAACCTTTTCTGCAATCCAGAGACCTCGGAAGACAAAAAGTAGCTGAACTTCTCGGAAGCATAAACATGGGTGGCCTCTCTGGTGGAGAACGTGCAGAGATTGAGCGCATGAACGCACGGCGTAATATGCAGCGTGGTCAAGCGGGTGGTGGCGGAAACTTAACTGCGATAGAAAACGCTATGCAGTTTGGCTCTCGGCTAGATCAGAAGCGCAGTCAGTTAGGTCAGGCTTTGCAATCTGCTACAAATTTCATGGCTGGTTCACGTTCTGGCTTTGATCCTATACAGGCCACGCTTGGTAGAGGCAGTGGTACGAATCAGATAGCTGGCAACTTTCAAGGCGTGCAACCTGTTCAGAACTATATGGGAGCGGGACAAGCTGCGCCGAGTAACTTACTCCAAGGTTCGTTAAATCAAGACAATAGCTTCTTTGGTAGAGTAGGCAGAGGTGCAAAAACTCTGGAGAATTTTTGGCAAGGAAGCGATTAAAAGAAAGTAATAACATGGCAGAAGGTTTTTTAGGTAACTTAATGAGCGGTATCTTTCCGCAGAATCAGCGGGACTTAGACGAAGAAGAGCGTCGCATGATAGAAGAGCTGCGTGCTGCTGGCGCGTATGTTCCACAAGAGCGTCCGGTAAACTACCTTCAGTATGGTGGTGGCCGTCGTCGCGACGAGAACTTAGCTGCTATGCGAGCTGCGATTCAGCCTGAAAAAGCTCGTAGGCTGACTGATGTAATGGATGCGAGGGGTGCGGCATTACGCCAACGGCAAGCTTTGGAAAAGTTTAATCAGCAGCAGGAATTTGCTCGGCAGACTGCACAACGAAACCGAGCCAGAGCTATACAAGATGAAGCTCGCAGACAGATGTTACAGAAGATGCCTACTACCACACCAGAAGAGCGCTTTGCTAAAATGTCAAGTGTTCCGTTTCAGCCCGGTGGTATGGGGATGTCTAGAGAAGACTTTGTAAGAGGTGCTACTCCACAGATAACAGATCGCCAACGAGCAGAACTTGAGGTGTTAAATCGCGCAGCAACTCCAGCGTTAACAGCACAGACACAACTAGAGTCAGCACAAAACACACTCGCAACTCAGCAAGCAACAAGGGAACTTGCTGATGCAGTTCGTAACGCATTGCCGCCAAACTACGCAAACCTGTTAGCTAACAAGCAAGCGATAAGTGTGGAACTTGAGAACGCTCTTAATCAGACTCGGTTAGCTGTGGCGCAGAGTCCTTTAGCAAGACAGCTTGAAGAGTCAGAGATGGACAAATCTTTAATGACGCTTGAGTTGGAAAAGGCAACTCTTAATCACTTGAAAAAACTGTATGAGGCTAATCCAGAACTTAGGGATCAATTAAAACAACTTGAGATACAGTTACAAGAAGCGGAAAGAGACTTGAAACAAGCTCAGGCTACTTACTATCAAGGTAGAGGCAGCGGTAGTAGTCGTGGTAGCGGGTCAAGTGTTCTTGATACGTTAAACACGATTAGGCCAAGAGGCAGTATAGTTCCTACTAGAGATACCTTTAGCCAAGAAGAGTTTGATAGAACACATGGCCGACCCCAACCTTAACCTTAACGCTACATCTTAGATGGCAAAACTAACACCAGTATATCGTAGGCCAACTACCAAGCGTAAGGGAATCTACG